AAAACAATAAATATTTAGTATATTAGTATATATGGCAATTTCTGCAAACAAATTGATCTACGATGTAGTGGAAATAGCATCTTCTGGTGGAACTCCGTCAGAATTTGTTGTTTCTAATGAACAAATACTCTACTGGATAGAGCAAACTAGAGCCATGCTGATAGCTCAAAGTCTCAACAAAAGAGATGATGTCAATGACTCTTGGATACAATGGATTAACTGTCTTGAGTTAGAACAAGTTGATTCTAGCTTATGCTGTGATGTAAGTTCTGATTGTGTATTGCTTAGAAGTGTTCAAAGAATACCTTCAACAGTGGATACATGGAAAGATAATTGGATTATATCTGTGGCAACTATGGATGGTAGTCCTATATCAAAATCTAACAATGTTAGAAACAAGTATAAGGCTTATAACAAATGGACTAAGAATGAAAGAAGTTGGTTTTTAAAAGACGATTATTTATATATAACAAATGATGTATTTCTTGAGAAAGTTTCGTTGGCAGGTATATTTGAGTTTCCATCTGATCTTCAATCATTTAATACATGTGAAGGACAATCATGCTTTGATTTAGATGGTGATTTTCCTGTTAGTGTATCAATGGCTTCAGCAATAACAGATATTATTTTAAAGACTAAGATTAATCCATTCTTTAGCTACCCCAATGACAATAGCAATAATTCTAATGGATTAACGCCAAAACAAAATATAGATAACAAACAATCTCAATAATGAATCAAGAGGAAGAGGAAGAATTTATTGAAGCAGAACCATCAACATTTATGATACCTCAATGCAAAAGAGGTAAAGGTAAGGTTTCTGGTATATTAGGTATTAGAGAAATGTATAAATATTATCTGTCTTTAAAAGATAAAAAGAAAGATGATATAGTTGATTACAAAACATTTGCTATGATAACTAAGAAGTGCAATGAAGAAGCTGTTAATCAAATAGTTAATCATTCACAAGAATTTCATCTTCCATACAGACTAGGAAAACTGCAAGTTTCAAAATTTGAAAGGAACTTTAATCCTGCTAGAAAGAATAAATGGAAAGTAGATTACAAAAGATCTAGAGAGTCTGGCGTGTTAGTTTACCATGACAGCCCATTTATATACAAATGGGCTTGGAAAAAAAATAGAGCTGTAGTTATAAATAAGTCAAGCTACAAGTTTAGAGCTGCTAGAACAGCTAATAGATTAATAACCAAAGCTTTGAAAAACAAAGTGGATTATTTTTGTTAAAATGATAACAAACTTTATAAGTTTAAAATATGCATTAGCTTCTGTTTACAGAAACTTAGATATAAATATAGAGATACCAGAGTCAGACATGATTGAGTGGGCTGGAGAAGCATTATCAATAATTGGCGCATATTCACAATATGAAGAAATATCTGAATGCTTAACCATTAAAAATGGTAAGGCTAAATTACCTTGTGGGTTTTACAAGCTAGCAGATATAAATTATAAGCACAAACCTCTTTATTGGAGTACAAATCATAATAAATCTAACTACCAATGTCATTCATGCAGAATACCTTCTGCTGAAAACAGGAATTGCTCAGAGGGGAATACTTTCTACATAAACGACTCATATATTATCACAAACATTGAAGACCATGATGATTTAGAAGCCAACTTATGCATGGTTTATTTGGGTATTAGGACTGACGAGGAAGGTTATCCTCTTATCCCGGATGATATATATTACCAGAAGGCAATATCATCCTACATAATCCATATGGTTGATAAACGAGAATGGAGAAAGGGTAAGATAACTGATAAAGTTAAAGCTGATTCAGAAATGGATTGGTTGTTTTATGTTAACAGTGCTAGAGGTGCAGCAAATATGCCATCTACAGCACAGTTGGAAGGACTTAAAAACACTATGCAAAGACTTATGGCTAGACCTAATATGTACAGGGTAAGCTTCAAAGGCTTATCTAAACCAGAAAATCTGAATCTATAATGCCAGAATCTATATCAACTTTTACAGCTGGAATGAATTCAGATTTATCTCCAACTTATCAGACAAAAAATTCTTACACAGAGGCTATAAATATTGAGCTATTAAGCACAGAGTCTCAAGGCTCTGTTGCTATTAGTAATTCAAAAGGCAATAAACTATTGTTTACACTGCCAACTGTTAGCGAGATTTATAAGCTTACAATATTAGCTGCTGGGCCAACAACTATAACAATCAATGGAGTAGTTAGTGCAACTCAATTTGTTGCTACATCAGCTTCAACAATAGCTGATTTATATACATTCATTAATTCAGATGTTAATTTTGATTTAACAGGTGTTAATATTTATTATAATGATGTTAAGTTAATAATAGTATCAACAGGTCAGGCTCTTACAATATCTGTTTCTGACCCACTTGTTATAGGTGGAACAACATCTGTGTACATACCATCGCAATCAGGTGTTCAACCTATTGGTTATGGTGTTATTAATGATGATATTTACATATTCTCAACAAACTGCACAGATATTGATCCTCAATTAAATGGAGGTGGTTATGGTCAAATATGGAGACTGGCTTATGATAATATCAATTTTGATAATTCTTTCTCTACAATAGACTTAATATATTCAGCAGATTTAGATTTTACTACTTATTTCCATATACCTCAAACAGGCGTAGTTACTAGATATGAAAACTCTACAATACAAAGAGTTTATTGGACAGATAATTACAATAGAGTTAGAAATATAAATTTAAAAGACCCTCAAGCATTTACATTAGACGTAAGTTTGTTAGACTTAGTTTCATCTGTAGACTTTAATGTACCAATATTAACTGAAATACAGAATGGTGGTGTTAAAACTATCAAGGTGGGGACATATCAGTTAGCTTATAGATTAAAGAACACTACAGGGGCTACAACAGCTTTTTCTCCATTAAGTAATATGGTTTATGTTACAGGTGGTGATGAGGCTGGATCTACTTTGTCTAACACTGCAACAGCATTCTCTGATTACAGAGGGAATCCTTTTGGAGACACAATAGCTAAAACAATGTCATGGAATATATCAGATGTTGATTTAGACTATGATAGAATAGAAGCAGTAATTTTAATTAGACAAGAGTTTAATGATAACCCGGAGATATATTCATTCTTTGAAGATTCTATTAGTGGAAGAAGTTCTATTGATGTGACATTTGATGGAGATATATTTGACAGCAATGAAGTTTATCCTTTATCATTAAATGAGTTTATTGCTTTAAGCGGTTATTTTACACATGCTAAAACATTAGCTACAAAGGACAACTGCTTGATAGCTGGAAACCTAAGAACAGCATCACTTGATTTAGATTATGATGCTAGAGCTTATAGGTTTGATTCTAGTTCAGTATTTGATTTAATAGAAAATGGAACTCAGAATCAATACACATCAGCTGACTATGCCAATATAGATGAAGAAAGTGATGCTATAAATCCTAATCAAGACACATTTAAATATAAAGCCGATGGTATTACTATTGGTGGTCAAGGAGCTAATATATCATATGAGTTTATTAATATAGCAATAGAATCTGACACAGGTGATGGAGGAGTAACTAGCGCTAGCTTAAGTATTGGAGCTCAACAATTATCTCCATTCAGAAAAACAGCTAATGATACACCCCCATTCTCTAATGAAATAAACTTAAATGTTTACAGCTCAGACAATAATAATGTAGATGTATTACAAGAATACAGCTTAAGCATCCCTGTGCAAACATTTGAGGATATGAAATTCCCTCAATATAATTCTAATTACTGGGGTTATCAGGAGAATGAAATATATAGGATGGGAATACAGTTTTATGATAAAGCTAAAAATCCTTATTTTGTTAAATGGATTGGTGATATTAAATTTCCAACAATAGGAGATCCTATACTTCCAAACAATTCAACATTTATAGATGGCGTTCCAACAGGACAATCAACATTTGTTAAATCATTTATTGCATTAAGAACTGGCAAGCCGTATGCAGCATATATAACTCAATTAGGAATTAAAATTAATGTATCTATACCTTCTGACATTTCTGAGCAAGTATCAGGATATTCTATTGTAAGGGTTAAGAGAGAGGAAAATGATAAGTCAGTTATTGCTGAAGGTATTATAACTAATGTGGGAGATACAACTACGGCTAATACTTATTATGTTCCAGATCCAGGGGTTACACACTTCTTGACTACATATGTTGCAGCAGAACCAGCTGTATGCTTCTTTAATACACCTAATCATTTAATATCAGGTGTAACAGAGCCAAGGGTTGGAGATTTTCTGAATGTAAGAAGAGCTTTTTCAATAGCCAATGCTGCTACAACAACTCAATTAGGTGGGTCAGGTGATCCATATTATATTTATATCCTGTATAATAGCCCTAGGATTAACTTGCATTATACCAAAA